AAAAGAAAACTGCCAGTCTACTGGAATGGATGAGTTACGATTCATCTCATTCGCATATAGAACTGTATCGGGAAAATAACCTAAACCCCTGTTAATAATAAAAGGAACATAGTCCTTCTTAGCCATCGGGTCTTCTGCTAAGAGATCTTTCTTTGTGAAATTGATTGCATTAATAAAGTCAAAGGGTGTCATGATATAAATCCAACTTCTTTAAGTGTAGACTCGTGACAAGCAAATCGTTTTCCAGGAAATCTTTCTACAAGAATTTTCTCTACAGCTTCTTTTGTAGATCCTTGTGCCATGAATTGTTTAGTATCTTTGTCGTAAACAAATAACATATCATTATGCTTTTCGATAATGATATGGAGTAATTCTTCTTCTTCGGCATCATCAACTTGCTCAAAGAATTTATCAACTTGTTTCTTGGCATGTTTTTCTCTGGCATTCCATCCAGATACTGCACCCATGATCCATACAACAAATGTAAATACTACTAGTAAAATGATTTCCATATTAGCCTCATTTGAATTTACACTGAGCCATAATCTCAGTGAGTGCTGCCATAATATTTAGTTCATGGTCAGCCACAAATGCTGCTTTATATTGATAGTCTGCAAGAATAAGAACCAACTGTGGAACACTGTTTGGTTCAATCGTAGTTGCAGCACTGTCGTATAGTTCACGGAATAGTGATGTAGTATCTGAGTCAGAGTTCTTAGAAACCCACTTACGGACTTCAGTAAAGTCTTTCTCTTTAAGAAGTTTAATCAAACCCTTAAATGACTCCTCAGACATATTGACAAGGATACCAGAATCAATCTTACCAGAAACAGAGTATCGTTGGAGTTCATTTAGAATCCTACGGTAATCAGGAAAGTGTTTAGTGATTAGTTCGGCAACTACTTTAGGATCGAATTCAATCTGCTCTTGTTTGAGTATTGATACTGCTCGCTTGAAGAAGGTTGCAGCGATCTCTTGTTTGTCTTTGGAATCAATCTTAAACTCAACCACAGAACAACGACTGTGGATTGGTTCAATGATACGATTCTTAAAGTTACAGGTAAGGATAAATCGACAGTTGTTGGCAAACTCTTCAATGAATCCACGAAGTGCTGGCTGAGTCGAATTAGCATTAAGGTAATCCGCTTCATCGAGGATGACAACTTTCTTGGCATCAGTCAATGATATAGTGGAAGCGAATCCCTTAATCTTAGTGCGCAGAGTATCAATACCCGATTCTTCGGATCCGTTGATCATCATAAACTCTGCACCAATTTCATTACAAAGTGCTTTAGCAATTGTAGTTTTACCTACACCTGCTGAACCAGTGAACAAAAAATTAGGTAGTTCACCTTGTTCAACATACTGGCGGAAAGTATCTTTCAATGCCTGTGGTAAAACACAGTCATCAATCTTCTGTGGACGATACTTTTCTACCCACAAAAACATTTCATCACGACTATCAATCATATATCACTCCAAACATAATAAAGGAACAAGAGGAGATTATACTCCTCTTTGTCTTAGAACTCAAATGTAGAATCAGCTTCTACTGCGACATAGTAAACTAGGTCGGTGTTTGGTGCTTTGAAACGAGAGATTTTCTTGCTTGAGATAGAAACTTGGTAATCACCTGGAAGCATCTTTAAGTTTTCTACTTTCAGATTAACTTTGAATACTTTATCAGTGTCACCGATTGATTCGCTGTAAGAGTTACCAGTGGCATTCTTCTTGTCTCCAACGACAGCAGTAATCTTAGAGCCATCACCAACGATTGATACATCAGCTGCACGAAGGACTGAAGAAGTTTTCTTAATCATATCCAACATTGCTGAGGACATGTTAAAGTTAATCTCTGCATCAGGGAAGGTAATTGCTTTCTGTGGTGCTACGAGAACAGATGGATCTGCAGCAAAGAACTTAATGTTCATGCTACCTTGTTTGATAGAAACATACTTGTCTTGGAATTCCAATTCAGGATCGTCAAAGAGAGACATCGCACCTAGAAACTCATTCAAGTCATAGATGGCAAAATCAGGGAATGATTCAGTAGTCGTTGCATCAGCCATCACATTCTTTTGTGCACTGATAGTTGCTAGTTTGTTCCCATTCTTAAGGAGAAGATTGCTATTGATACCAGCAAAATTCTTAATAAGGGATACGGTTTCTTTAGATAATTTCATAGGGTTTCCTTTTTCAAAATGTACATTACTATGTATAAAACATTATACCTCAAGATGAGGTATTTGACAAATTTATTTTATTAAATGCTGAGTAATAACCATACAACTAATCCAAGTCCAAATAGTATTAAAACCTACCAGAGTTGGAAGTAGTTTTTTATTACTTGCCCAAATCAATGCTAGACTTGTAACAAGAGTTAGGATATACAACCACCATAGTTGAATACCCCAGATCAATCCTGGAATGATGATGATTGCTTTTGCACCCCAAGAAAGAAACTCAACTGTGTTGTAGTTAGTCCAGTACTCTTTCGTTGTCCACATTTTGTAACAATCAAATACCTTTCGATATCCAGTACGACCATACACAATCGCAATCAATACTGCCCAACCCAGTGTTGCTACAATAATTTGTTCTTGTGTCATTTCTTTTCCTCGGCAGAATAGTATACATCATGTTCATAAAGAAACATCAAGCAACACATTGCATGTGCTAAATGATTCTTTCCAGTTTCAGGATCGTTTTGCTCTCCCTCTTTCCATGCCCAAAGATGTCTTTGCATTGCGTCAAAGTATCTGCGTTTTGAGTCTGGAACATGTTTCCAATTATCTGGTTCGTACTTCTCCGCACCAAATGTTAGAATTTCTACAGTCGCTTTTAATGCGAGTGGTGGTAGTAAACCATATTGAAGTTTATTACCATCAAATTTTCGTCCACCAGTCGTAGCTGTTTGGGACTTCTTAATATCTTCTTTGGTTGCCATATTTTATCTCCAAATGAATGCACAAATGAGCACTCCGAAGAATGCCCATTTATAACTCACTTAATTATGCTGTACGAGTAAATACAGATGAACCAGCATAGCGGTTTGCAATGGCAACCATCGCACGAGTTGCACGACCGATGCGGTATTTAACCACTTCAGAACCATTCACAACTGCTGGGTTAGAGTAAACACAGTAACCTTGCTCACGCAAGTTACGGATTGTGCTTGCAGGATGTGCAATACCGAAAGAGGACTTGATCTGCTTAGCAGTGAAAGTCTTACCCTTGTTTAGATGCGTCAATAGCAATTCTTGTTTAGACATAATATCTCCATAATTATACAACCATCAAATGAAAAAAATCATCTGGGGCGATGGCAGTACCCCAGATGACAGGTAAACTCTAATTAAACTGTAATGCCATTCTCACGGAGGATCGCATTGAAGTCTTCTGTGTCGTCATCGAACTCAGCGGATTCATCAACAATCTTTTGAAGACGAGATACTTCCATCGTATCTTCTTTCGCAATTGCAGTCTTAGCAGGTGCTTTAACTTTAACAGTCTTAGCCTTAGCAAGTTTCGCAACTTTGGCTTTAGCCTTTGCTACCTTTGGAGTATTCTTCTCAGCCAATTCTTTGGCATACGCAGACAACTCAGTATCAGTAGGAATCGGCAACTGGTATACACCACGCTCGATTTTGTTCTTGTTGAACAACCAGTTAGGGTAACCAATCTTCTCACCCTTCGCACCAGTACGCTGGTCACGAATTGTGTAATAGATTGCAGCACATTCCTTCAAAGTAATCTGAGGATCTTTTTTGTACTGTTTGTTGGACTCAAGAACAGCCACAACGAAACGCTTCTGAGACAATGACAAGTTTGCAAATTTCAACATAATATATTTTCCTTAAAAAAGTTTCACAAAAATCTAACTAACGAACAACTATTATACTACAATTCCGAATTAAAGGCAAGTTCTTTTTGCAATAACCCTACAAGTTGCAGGGGATTGCAAGACTAACATTTAGAAGGGAATCTCGTCTTCCACCTTAGGAGTCTCTACAGATGCAATGACTACTTCAGGTTGTGGGTTTGACACCTTATCGAACAAGTCAATGAATGCAGCTTTTGTTGCAGCATCGAAACGATTGCAACACAACTCAACTGCTTTCTGATGATTCTTGAAAATCGCAAAGGCACGAACAATATGGATCATACGACGAGTCGTAATAGTTTCATCCACACCACCATCCTCGAAAGTACGACGAATTGCTTCAGCCCACTTTACGAGTGTCTCTGCAAACTCGGCATCTAGACAGCCATAAGTTTCCATGAGATTCTTAATAATCTTAACTTCGATTTTCGCATTTGGATATTCCTGTTCGAATGTAACAGCGAATCGCTCCAAGAATGCTTCGTTCAAAACATTGGTACCAATATAACGACCATCGTCTGAACCCTTACCCTTAGTATTGGCAGTTGCAAAGATGTTGAATCCTTCAGCTGGAACAATCATCTCGTTCTTGAGTTTGAAGTAGTATGGTTTACCTTCAAGAATTGGTTGCAAGCAAAGCAGAGTGTTTGCTGAACCTGCATCGATCTCATCAAGCAAGAGTGCAGTACCACTACGCATTGCAATAAGAACTGGACCCTCGACAATTTCCACATTACCATCTTCCAGTGTTTTGGAACCGATGAGTTGTTCTTCGTCTGTCATCATGTTAAGGTTAACACGAATCAATGGACGCTTGTGCTTGGCACAAATCTGTTCGACCATTGTTGACTTGCCATTCCCAGTTGGACCAGAAATGTATGCAGGATAAAAGATGCCAGACTTGATGATGTTTTCCAAATCAGCGTAGTTGCCGAATGGAACAAAGTTCGGATCTTTCTTTGGAATCAACGCTGAGATATCAGAGTAGTCCACCTTAAAGGATTCTTGTTTCACAGGTTGTGCTTTCAATGCAGTGTTTCCAATAACAGGGGTTGCACCACCATCAATAGCGTACAAACCACGACCAACTTTATTCTTCATAAGCCACAGAGGATACTTTTCTGTCTTTAGTGTTTTCATAACATTCAAAAGTTCTGGACGACTAACTGTGCCTTTGGTGGCAGTGTCAGGGTACATTTCTTTCATCTTTGATTCAAACGAATCACGGAACTGGTTATCAGTTTTTGCCATCACATTCTCCATAATAAAATTACACTTTCACAAATTCATACAACTATTATACTACAAGGCGCAATAAAAGTCAACACTTATTTTTCCCTGTAGATACAAGGGTCTTAGGCTACCAATCCAACGAATCGGTTGAGTAGGACTCGGGAAGTCTTCTTTACATTGAGGAATTTACCGAAATTCTTTGCAATCGCTTTTGCATTTGCATCGGCTTTTACATCCATTTCACCCTCTTGAATCTTAGTTGAAGATTGTGGAATCAAGAACAACTCATCACGACCAGTGTTCTTCACCGATGCAAAACCATTTGTTCTAAAATCTTTCTTCCAAGATTCAACCAATGCATAAATATCACCACGATAGTCAGGTAAGTTTGAGTTCGCAACACCACGCAAATCACGACCACGATTCTGGCAGATGTGGAATCCAACCAATGAAATGTTGTAACGATCTTTAATCATTCGAAGAATCATCTCAGTTTGATTACCAGAAAGACGACCAATTTCGTAAGTCTTTTGTGTGATTTCATCTTTGATAAAGTTCTTGATCTTGATTCTTTTGTAAATACCATCAACAATTTCAGTACGAGTATCATCGAAACGACCAGATGAATAAGTGTTTAATGTTCCACCCTCACCATCGGTAAGAGTAATGAAAGTTGTTTTCTCGATGTTGTTGTTCTTGATGAATTTACCCAATGTGTCGTAACAGTATACCAATGCTTCATTCAGCGGAGTACCACCAGTGTTGTAACCTTCATTCCAGTGAAAACGATAGTCAAGAATACGACGAGCCATCGAATTGAATTCAGTGGTAGTCATTTTGTTGTTGAAGAACTCCAACAAGTGGAACCTGTCGGCACAATCAATTAGATTGTTTGGCTCTCTCTTTGTAGTTCTCCAAGCACGATACGCTTCATGCTCTGCAACAGTTTGACCCACTTGGTCGTTATAGTCAGTGGTAAATGCATACACACGATATGGAATTTGTACACGATTACAGAACATAGCCAGATTGATAACCTGTTTCATGGTATCTTTCAATACTTCGTTCATGGAACCAGACCAATCAACAAGAAGAATCATACCGTGATTCTTACCTTGTGGTAAAGAAGTAATTCGTTTGAACAAATCATCTTGCAATTTGTAGGCATAAACTTTCTTCATATCCAATGAACCAATCTTTGATACCATTGCACGCTTGTGAAGTTGAGCAGACTTTTTCATCTCGAATTCTTTCACGAGATAATTTACAGTACGAATCGATTCGGTTTTAAATTGTACAAAATCTGAATCTTCCGCTGCATGGAAAGCAGTTCGTTGTTCCTCACTCATGTTGCGAGTGCGGTAGTCAATCGTTTCTGGATTATCAACTGCCCATTTTTCAGGTGATTTAGTTTCATTGAGAATTCGTTTGTAACCGATAACTGGATCTTTGTAATAGTCTGTATCGAATTTCCAATATTTGTATTCAGTAGAATCATCAGCAAGGTCTTCCAATTTGTTTTGAAATGCTCTTTCTGTTTTTGAGTCTAGGTCATCACCCAACTCTGACTTGTCGTCATTTTGAAGAGCAGGTGATTTATTCTTCTTAGCTGGTTTCAGATCTTCATCTTCACCATCTTGTTCTTCGAAGTCATCATCAGCATCGATATCAAAGTCACCATCAAATGGATCTTCATCGTCATCTTCACCTTCATCATCTTCTTGCTCTTGAAATTTGGCATTTTGTTTGCGCTCTTCAGCTTGCTGTTTTGAGTATGCATAGATGTCGTTTGCCAATTCAATAATTTCATCGACTGTTTCAGTGCGTTCTGCACGATTCACAAATGTCTTTTCATCAGGTGTGAATGTAACTCCACACTGAAAACCAGCTTTAAAGTAAAGGTTGATTTTGTCAATGAGTAACAAGTCATCAAAATTCTGAACTTGTTTCGTACCAAAGAAGTCACGATCATTGAGTTGTTTGTATCCTTCGTTCATGCGCTTGCGCAATCCTGGATACTTGCGTTTGATAAGTTTCTCGATACGAACATCTTCTAGGACATTCATGTATGAGTGTAACTTAGGGGTATCCCTTAGTGGTGCGAGATAGTCATCGTTGGTGTAAAGGGCATGACCCACTTCGTGACCAACCAACATATCTTCAATTTCGGGAGTCATATCTTTCCACATCGGCAGAGTCAGGATACGACTCTTGATGTCAAAAGATGCAGTGCGAGTTCTGGCACGAATCACTGAAAGGTTTTCAGTTGCCAGCAGTCTTGCGGAGAGATCAGTTGCTTTCATTTCCATTATTTATTCTCCAAATGCCAATTCAAATTCGAATTCAGTCAACAGTGCTTCGATCTTTGCACGATTAGCCAATTTCACAGGAAGGATGCCTTCAAATACACATTCTTCTTCGATACCATAACCATGACACAAGCATGCTAACTCAAAGTCATCAAAACCACTCCATTGATTTTCCATAGCAATCTCCATAATATACGACTATTATACACCAGTCGTGAATTAAAGACAAGCATTATTTTGGGGTAAAAAACCCCTGTAAAATCAATAACTTACGGGTGGGGGTAGGTGTAGAGAGTTGAGTTCTTCCTCTTGTCCAATGATTCCTGTTGCAAATGTGTTGAAAGAAAGACTAACTCTTGTATGGTCTCCAGTCGTAACTGCAACTTTATGTCGAAGATGAGAAGGAAACATAATTAACATTCCAGTTTCGCATTCAAACCACCAAGACTCAGCGTTGTAGTGATTCCAATTTGGAAGAATTTTTATATCACGAGGTTGGTTCTTAAAAAACCAAATTTTATCGTGTTCTTTATGGGCATTAAAATAAAACACTCCTGATACGATAGAATTTGGATGTGCATGTTCATGATGATACTGTCCCTTCTCAGTATAATTTAACCAAGATTGGGTAATATAGAGACTAACATCAGTTGCTGGATCAATCACAGTTTTCAAATAGTAGTCAAGTTGAGATTGAATTTCTTTTCTTAATTCTGGAAAATTATCTTTCAAAATATAAAAATTTAAAGAAGTAACATTACCATCATTCGACTTGACCATATCTGGTTTATAATTATCTTCCAACACCTTTCTTTCTGCATCAGTGATATCTCTGCCTAATGTAGACATTAGTATTGGTGTAGGAAATAATGATCTAATTTCAGTATGAATCATATTAAGATCCCGCTATAACAGAGAAGTCATTTCGTTTCTCAAACTTAATTACGGATCTAAACTTATCAAACAATTGATCACCCTTATGAGAAATAACAAAGATGTTAGAGTTCTCTCCAAATTGATTCATCAGATTGAGGAAGTAATCTGTTCCTGCAGTGTCCAATGATGAGTCGAAGATCTCATCGAGCAGAAGTAGGTTTGTATTGACTGAGTTTTTCATCTTGGCAATCTGTCGCCATGTGAATAAGATTGCAAGGTCGATACGCATCTTCTCACCCTCAGAGAAACTAGCATATGTAAAGTCATCTCGAAAACGAGACTTAACTGATTCGTTGAATGATTCATCAAGTTCGAAGTGGATGTATGCATCCATTGCTTGGAGATACTTATTGATCAACTTGTTCATGATTGGAAGATACTCACGAATGATTGCTGTCTTGATACCAGTATCTTTTAATAGGATGTTGGCTACATCTTCAAGATTGCGTTGCTCTTGTAGAGTTGTCTTAGTATGAATTTTAGTAATCGCTTCAGTAGCGAGTTCTTTTAACTTGGCTTTTTCTTCATCGATATTTGTCGTATCAGTTTTTGCGCTTTCGATTTCAACCTGCATTTCCTTAATCTGTTTGTTGAGTAAGGTGATTGTTGAGTTTCGTGTAGATAGTTCAATATTCTTGTCGGTAATTTGCGATTGAATTTCAGTAATCTTAGATAGTTGCGTGTTAAGTTTGGTGAGGACTGTTTCAAGTTCACCAATTTTAGAGTTGTTGTCTTCAAGTTTCTTATTAAGGTCTTGGACAATCGCCTGTTTGTATTCTTCTGCAATGTCTTGGTTACACGATGGACAAACATCATGCTCACTAAAGAATTCTGTGTTGTGTTCACAAGTTTCGATTTTCTGTAAGAGTTTACTTCTGATAGACTTGGCTTTGTCGATGTCTTCAGTAACATTGTCTTTATCATTGATGCTTGTTTTAAGAGTATCGATCTCCGAAAGGATAGATTCGATCTCGCCCTCTGCCTGTAGAATTTCAGCATTGTTAGCAGTAATTTTTGATCCGATACTTTCGATAGCACTTGTCTTTGCTTCGGTAATCGTTTTGATAAGTTGTGTCTGCGCATCAACCTTTGTCTTTGCAGTCGAGATTTCATTTTCGATTTTGGCAATAGCATCTTTAGTCTCCTGTGCTTTCTCTTTCAATAATTGATTCATTGTAGAGAAAATACGAATGTCAAGAATGTCTTCGATAACTTCTCTTCGTTGACTAGATGGTAACTGCATGAATGGAACGAATGATGCAGAACCAAGGATAACAACTTGTGTGAATGTCTTATAGTTTAATTTAAGAATCTGTTGTTCTAGAATCTTTTGATAGTCTTTTGATGCAGCATCTTGGTTAATCATCTCACCATCTTGCCAGATTTCAAATACATTGGGTTTGATACCACGAATGATTTTGTACTCTTTACCATTGATATCAAATTCAACTTCAACAGAACAACCCTTACCATTGATAGAGTTTACTAGTTGCCCCTTATTGATATTACGGAATGGTTTACCGAAAAGCGAAAAGCACAATGCATCTAAGATTGTGCTCTTACCTTCGCCATTCTTACCAATGATAAGAGTAGTAGTTGATTTGTTTAGTAACACCTTGTTAGGTGAATTGCCAGTAGATAAAAAGTTCTTCCACTGTACGCTTTTAAATACGATCATTCAGCTTTCCATTTCATACCCATAGACTTATACATGAACTTCAATATAAAGTTAGGTTTCTTTTTAGAGACAATAGTAATTGGCATGGCATCAACATTAATAGTAAAGGATGGGCTACCTAGATTAGTAGACAAGGTAGTCCAAGTACTACCAGTGCTACCATTACTAAGCAAATAAGAACCAGATATCACAGTAGAATTTTTCAACTGTTCGGCTTGCTTATCTAAAATATACTTTTCAGTTTGCGTAAAATCTAAATCAAGTGGAATCTGTTCTGTTAGTGAAAAGAAATACTCTATGTTAAGTTGTTGCATCATACTACCTCGATGTTGACTGCCTCAGTGTAAAGTGTTCTCATGTAAGTCTTGATTTGTTCTTTGTCAACATCAGTCTCGATTGAATCGACATAGTGTGAGAGAACAGAGAGTGTATCCTCAAGATTGATTTCTTCACCAATCTCACCATCTTGAAACTCAGACATGTCTTCAATAATCTTGATTTCATGACAACCCTTATTATACAACTTCTGAATGAATTTGTCAAATTTATAAAAGTCAGTTTTGTTTACAACTACTAACTTTACATATTTCTGTTCAAGTTCAAGTGCATCTAAATCGACAGGGTCTGCATCTTTGTCGTTGTATTCGATTCGTTCAAACATTCGATAAGGATTGCAAAAGAATTCGAGTTCTCTTGTATCGAGATCAAACAGGTGGAATCCTCTGGGATCGTTATAGTCCTGCCATGTAAGTTCGTACGGATTTCCGAGATAATGAATATGCTTATCACTACTCCTATGGTGATAGTGCCCAGAAAAAACCAAATCAAACTTTTCAAAAGTTTCTTTAGCCAGTCCATCGTGTGATTCCATTCCTCTGTACATTGCAAAGCCAGCAATCTCAAAGTGACCCATGCAGATTTCAGCTTTAGTGTTTTTAATATGATCCAATGATTCTTGATAGTTCTCTGGACAAATCCATGGCATCATACAAATGGGTGTTCCATCAATAACGATTGTTTCTGGTTTGGAGATAACATCAATGTTACCGTATTCGACTAGAAGTAAATCTGGAGAGTTCACTTCATTTGTGTTCTTGTAGTATGTGTCATGATTACCTGCAAGCATATGAACACGGATACCTCGTTCTTCTAACTTGTCGAAAAACATTTTCTTTGCTCTATCAAGAGCATAGAAGTTTACATATTTGCGACGATCAAATGTGTCACCAAGGATAAGAACAGTATTAATATTATTAGCATCAAGAGTGGGGAAGAAGGTTTGTTCATAAAATTTTTCAAAGAAGTCTAAGAACGCAATACTATCATTCCTTGCACCAAAGTGCTGGTCAGTAATAATGGCTACCTTCAAATGAAACCTACCTTTCTATTTACTTGCGATTGTTTACTATTTTCAGATTGTCTATTAAACAATTCTGCGATAGAGAATTCTACAGTCTCACCACCCTTGCGTTCAGGTACTGTTGCACCAAGTTTATCAGCTAATTTGTTAGCATCGAATATTGATAATGGTTTGAATTCAACAATGTCAAAACATCTTCCTGGACGAATAAGAGCAGAGTCAATATCACGAATGCTTGGAAGGTTAGTAGAGAAAATCATCTTCTTACCTTTGGTTGTAACAAGACCATCACCAACATTCAAGAAACGATGCATCATTGTGTTGCCATCACTACGAGATTTTAAGAAAGCATCGCTGTCTTCAAGAACCATAATTTCTGCATCGTCTTCAATAAACTTAGCAAAGAAATGATCTTTCTCAAGAATGCCAGCATCGTATGTTACGATTGCAGAGCAGTTGCGATGAGCCAACAGACCACGAATGAATGTAGTCTTACCAGTTCCTGGAGGTCCAATTAGTAGGAGAATATTGGCAGAAGATTCCATGTAACGATCATAGTAATCGCCAAGGGATTCGCCATTAAGGAATGGATACATTTCTTCCACAGGAAGACGATCACGATTCAATGGAACATTAACAGAACCACCATCACCACTATAAACCCATTCAATGTAAGAAGAAACAACATCAAAGGTGGCTTCAACTTCAGCGATAATGCAATCAGCAAATACTTCATCACCAAACGCACGAACAGTGGTTGAATTAGAATTAACATCAAACTTGACAAAGTTGTTGGTATCTTCTTCAACAATAAATCCAGTTGATGAATTACTTTGAACAAACAGACATTCACTGTAATGTTCTTCTGCCCACTTGGACCATCGTTGACGATCGCAAAGAACAGTTGTTTCTCGTTGTACTGTTGATAGGTTTTCATCAACACGACGCTTCATAATCTCGACTGTGACTAAGTCTTCAAAATCAGAAACACCTAAAAATATTTTTTCATTATTACTCATAATCTCATTCAAATCAAATTGGTTATCGTATGCATCCCAAGTATACTTTCTAATAAGTTTTTTACTTCTTTTTCTAGCTCTACTTTTTGTAGCTCTGGCTAGAGCAGGATAAGATCTTGACACAATGTTATGCCCTGCTGCTAAATCACGAATCCATTGTCTTACTGAGTTGCTCATTTAAATTTTCATCACTTATAAAAACATATCGAGGTTGTGGATAATAAGGAAATTCAACTTCTTTAGCAGAATTATATTCCCCATTACCATAAAAATAAGTTGCACTACCATCATTGGAAATAAATGCAACTGCTTTGTCATCATAGTATTTTCCATCTTCATCTTGATAGACTGAATAATATCTACTGTGTCTCATTTGATCTGGTCCATTAGAGTGGGGAATAGGAATCATTCCGTCTTCTTCAATAGGAAGTAATGGCAGTTTGTTATTGACACGATCTAACATATCAATTACATTATTAACCATAACTTTATTTTCATTACCAAATTTCCATGCAGTTTCAAGTAACTGAATCATTTGTTTGCCGATATCAGTATGAATCAATCCATTTATTTCTAATTCTTTTGTAGCGTATTCAATATAATCATTCTTTGGTGTCATCTTCTTCCTCTACAATTTCAATAAAATCATCCAGATTAGTCAACTTCTTTTTCTTTTTCTTTTCATTTTTGCGATTCATCCAAGATTCGTCAAAAGTGCTATTGTTCTGAACAAAATCCATGTAGGCATTATGATAGTCTTTATCATCACCTTCTTGAACTTCGAACATCTCAAAAGGCATATCTTGAATTAACTTACCTTTAATGTAACTCTGTTTCTTTTCCTTGGCAATCCTTCGCAGAAATGCATACCAGATAATTTGAGTAAAATAAGCAAAGGGATTATTGGATTTGGTGGGATCGAAGTTATCAATATACTGAAGGCAGTTTTCAATGCCATCAGATATCATTTCATCACGATAGGAATAATTTATAAAGTTGGGTTTGTAAGAAAGATGAGTTGCTATCTTAAGAATGCATTCGCCAATATAGTTACTGACGATTGGTTTGGGTAAACCTTTCTCTTCAGCTTCTTTTGCCTTTGCTTTCATTTCAACAATCGCTGCAAGAAAGTCAGCGTTATTTACATATTGTGCCATACATACTCGTTCCTCATTAATTCAATTTATTCATAAGTATACATCAATCATGACGAAAAGACAAATCTTATTCACTTGCAAAATTGCATATAAAATAAATTTGCTTTTTTAATTGACTTGAGACATAATCACTCTGTTAGGGTTGATCGTTACTACTAATTAACTGTATCGTTGCCTTCGATAAAGACTCTGTATCTTTCCTCTTCTCTCTCATCCTTTGGAGTTTTCGCTAACTCCTCAAGCATTAAGATTCTTCTCTTTGCTTCTTCTAAATCTACTTCATCTTCCCAAAGCAATTCTTCTTTCTGATCTTTCGATATAAACGAAAGTTTCTCATGCTCTGCAACAATCCGTTGATAGTGTGGAATAAAAACATGATGTAGTTTTTTAACAAACATAATGTCTCGTTTTGCGATTACATAAGTTGTGTCATCGGAAAATTGACACAGCGGATGCGCAGTTACATGTTCACGATGTGCTTCTAAAATGGGAATGGTTCTAATACACATTGGAGATTCGAGTAGAACATGTTCATCATCCTCTTCCTTGAGAACAGCCATTACTTGCTCACCTGATGTGAGTTTCATTACAACATAGAATTCGTTGTCGTCTAACATAGATCCACCTCTACAATTTTAACTTTAAATTCTTCTTCAGCATAAGTTTTATATCTTTCTGCTGCATGATTTAGAGTATGGTTTTTCCAAGACTTCCAATGCAAATCATCGGCAAGGTCAAACAAATTACATTTTGTCTTGCCATCTTTCAATCTCAATCCACGACCAATACTTTGCAAGTTACGGATCTTGCTCTTTGATGGTGATGCAAAAATGACATTCTCGAGAGACGGTATGTTGATGCCTGTGGAGAATGTACCAAAACTAGCAATAATGATAGCATCGCTCTCACCCTCTGTAATGTGACGAATTGCTTCACGATCTGTAGTATCTGTTCCTCCGTAAACAAAGAACACTTTGCGATTTTCATGCACCTTGTCCTTTATTAATTCATATAAAATCTTACCGTGCTTTTCAACATACTGGAAAAGTACTAAGGTATTACCTTCACAATTTACTGCAAGATTACGAATAAATTTATTTCGTTTTTCATTACTTACAAGAAAGTCCATCTCTTCTTGATAAGTTTTATTCTTTTGTGCTTTACGAATCTCTTCGTTATACTTCAACATTACACACATTATATTTAGGGTAGTCAACCTACCTGAGTCCATGAGTGCTTTGGTCGTAGTGACTTTATGTACTGGACCAAACATACCCTCAAGAACTAAACGATGAACCTTTTTATTATCAAGTGTTCCTGTTGTTCCAATCCTGTAACGAATCTTGTCCATCTTTTCCATAACTGTTGTTAGGGATTTTGCTTTGAACTGATGTGCTTCATCTCCAAAGATTACATCGAACTGAGCAAACCAAGATTTTGGTTGTAGGTATACTGACTGCCAAGTTGTAATCAATACATCTTTCGTAAACTCTTTAGTAAACCCTGCATATAATTTTTGGCAAGCACCATCAGTATTGAAACCATTTGCAGAGGAGTAATCTTCAAAGTCAGTAAACAACTGTTCGACAAGTGAAGTCGTTGGAACTATAATGATACATTTACGATCGTGTGCAATATGCCAACGCATCGTGGTGTAAATTATAAATGACTTTCCTGACGCAGTGGGAGATAATAGCAGTGTGCGCTCTTTATCGAGAGCAGTCTTTACTGCTTCAATTTGATAGTCTCGAATTTCAATTGGTTTACCACGACCATGAGGATTGAGTGACTTAGCGTAGTCTTCTACAATCTCATGTGTAATATTATTTTGATGGAATACAGGAGTTACATATTCGATGCCATACCCGTTGCGAGTGGCAAACTCTTCAACATATGATACTAGACCAACATAAAGAGTTTTTCTTATCTGATCGTATAGACGAACTTTTCCATCCCAGAGTCTTGCTCTGAATTGTGGTGTAAATCTTGCACCTGGATATTCATAGGTAAAGAAGTCAGCGAGTTCTTGTTCAATAGAACCATCGCTAAAAACTCTAACATAAACTTCGTCTAACTTCTCAATTTTAATCATTACATACCAGCTAAGAATTTCTTCCATTCAACTGCAGTTTTAATCTGCCAGTCTCTGGCTTTGATTTGGCCAAGAACGGATTCAAGAAAATATATCATTGTTTCAAGATAATCAATCTTGACTCTTAATGTATTTAGTTCGGTGTCACCTGAGAGGAATTCATCCATCTCATTCTTCAATGGCTTAACACCTTGCCATTGTTCCCAACCAAGATTAGTTAATTCGTCACGAGATAGTTCACCACGATATAGGCGAAACTTATTCTTGCGTAACAAGTTGTAGTCTGATTGGAGTTTGGTGTGTTTTAGTTTGACATTGACAAGTAGTTTTAAATACTTGGAATGTAACTTGGGAGTAGCTGTGGTTGTTTCACCAAGATAGTTATCATCTATCTGGCAATCAATTTCCCACGCTTCTTGCAATTGTTCAATATTCATAATATCCTCACATTTATATACTGCCATTATACCGCAGTATTACAAAAAAATCAAGTTTGTCTTACAAGAATTTGTAGTATCCGTAGCGGAATGTTGCATTCCCTACTAGGTATTGCACATCTGTATTTGTAGATGCAAACATCAATGAATCAATAGTGATTGGAAACATATCGCTGAATTGCACGATTTGAGCAGTTTCATTATTACCATTAAGAATTTGCAGAGTAGCGTCAGAGTAGTTCTTTGCCAACTCAGAATAATTTAAATTATCATTTGCATTGAATGTAATGTATTGATCATAAGACTGTGGGAAACCTAAAGCGATAATCCAGTTGTAAATTGCTTTGTAGTTTGCCATATCAGAATCAACTAGAAACTGAACAGTTAGTTGATCGTATGTTAATGTTTCACCTGGAATTGGTTGCACATTAAATGGGTTACCAAACTCAGGTGCACCAAGAGTGATACCTGGAATATTTACCGACTGACAAAAGAATGACAGATTAGGTAATTTAGTAATGTTGAACATGAATCCATTAGGTGATAATGGAGTAATGTTATCTGGTAGTGGACAGGAAATAGTTGTAGTAGCCATAACTTTATTTATCCAAATAAAAAAGAGGGATCCGAAGATCCCTCTAAAATACCGCTTCTTAGTGTCGGCTTCATAACAAAACCGACTAGTCGATTACATTAAGTTAGTAACCTTAACACGACGGTAGTAGTAGTTCACATCAGCAGTCAAGTTGTCTTGACCAGAAGTGCCGTCATCCAAGTTAACGAATGGGTTAGCAACTAGACCGTAACGAGTCTTGAAACCAATTTTTGGTTGGAAGCTGTTAGGATCAACTGCACGAACCATTTGTAATGGAACATATGGGCAATAGAACAAGCCAGCGTCAAAAGCAGATGCGCCTTTGTAGCCAACAACGAAGAACTGAGTAGCTGACACATTGCTTGTGTATGGGTCAACATAAACTTTGTACTTACCGTTTAGAATACCAGCGAAAGTAGTAGAAGTATCATCAACAGTCAAATCGTTCTTACCAGTTAAACCAGAAGAATAATCTAACACACCAGCCATTGCTAGGGCAGAAGCCACATCAGCTGAAGTGATGATAACATTACCACGACCACGACGAGTTTGTTGACCGATTGCATTGGCTTCACGCTCGATTTGGAACATTAGACCTTTGAATTTTTCAACAGACCAACGACCATTAGAGTCAGTGTCTAAGTCGAAAGTACCAGCAGTAGTAACACCAACTTGAGCACCTGGCTTAGCAGTAGTGTAGATAGTACGGATAACTTCACGGTTGATTTCAGCAAGAATCTCAGTAGAGAGAATGTTGCTTAATTCGCCTTCAGCGTCAAGACCATGAACAGACTTCATGTCTTGTGCTAATTCGATAGAGTATTCTGCCTTCAAAGCACGAGTCTTTGCAGTTACAGAAGTCTTTTCGATAGAGAAAGCCATAGCACCGAAAGAACCATCACCAACACCACCTTGACCTAAACGCTCGCCATCGGAAGTTGCTAGACCAGTACCAGTAGTTTCAGAACCACCGAAGTCATATGCACCAGAGTGAGTACCAGTACCAGCGAAGTCTGTATCAGCTTCGTTGAATAGAGCCTCAGTACCACCTTGAGTTGAATAGCGTGACTTCATTGCGAAGATCAAGCCAGTTGGTTGAGTCATTGGTTGTACACCGCAAACATCATAAGCGATCATTTGTGGCATTGCACGACGAACCAAGCTGATCATTACTGGATCAAACTTAGCGAAACCGCCAGTGTCGCCATAAGAGCCAACAGCGTTAGCTGGTGCAGCTTCAAACAACGCTTCACGCTGTTTAGCCATTTCACGCTCTTGGTTTTCTAGAAGAACCGCAGTTACTTCTTTACGATAGTTGTCACGAATCTTTGGAGCACTTTCGTGCTCAAGAATCGGAGCCCATTTTTTTACTAAATCTTGACGAGATTGCATTTGGATTTCCTTATTTGTTTAATTTGTTGAGCTGTGCAGCATAAGCAGACATAGCTGGATCTAATTTCTTAGAAACTTCTTCAGTCAATGCTTCTACTGGAGCATCAGTAACTACAGATTTAATTTCTGTAGAACCTTTAGTTGTGAAATAATTTTCACGGATAGTCTTTACTTTGGTTTCAAAACTAGCTTGGTCTTCATAAGAGAGTTCTTCAACAAGAGACATAAACTTTTCAGTTTCTGTATCAGTCAATCCTTCACTTACAGTTTTAACGATTTCAGTGCGATTGCTTTCAGCAAGAGTCTTGCTTAGTTCAATGTTAGCTGCAACTTGTTCGTTAAGTTTTGCTTCCAATTCATCGATCTTAGATTCCATTTCGCCAAGCACATCGAATTTCTCTTCAGGAATATCGATATAGTGCTCTTCAAATAAATTCTTCAAACCGCCAATGAAACCTTCAAGAATATCGGATTTCATACCACGCTCTAGGGCAATTTCATTCTGTGTCATCCACTGCTCGGCAATATAACCGAGGTATCCATCAACTTGCTCAACAATTCCCTCTACATTCTGTGCAACGCTCTCTTGGAGTTTTGCTTCGAATTCTTCTTCAATACGAGCAACTTCTGACTTAACACGAGTCATAACAGCTGCTTCGAAAATAGTTTCTGCTTTAGCACGGAACTCTTCAGAGAGTTCTTCACCATTCAATAATGCGTCAACATCTTCTTTAACGCTAGTACCTGTACGAATGACTGCTTGATCGCCAGCGACTGCTTTAGCAGTAGCAGGGTTAGATTTTTTATCAGTTGCATTCTCTGCATCGTTTTGATCTTTTACATCATTGCGATCATTGTCTGCATTTTGTGCTGGGTTGCTAGTTGGTACATTATTAGATGCATCACGGATTGGAGACTGATCACCAGCCTTTGCACCATCTTTACCTGAATCTGTACCACCTTCTGTGCCGTGTACTTTGAATTCGTCTAGTTTCTTAGACTCAGCCAAAATTTCAGCGATTTTTTGTTCGATTGACATCGTTTTCTCCTGTAACTGGATAGTTCTATTAAATTATTTATAATTTATCTGATTTTACTCAGAAACTTTTGGAAAGCATAAATCTTTGCTTCCTCTAGATTTCGTGAAGAAGCCTTGCGAATAGAACGCTGTGCTTCCTCAATATGTTGTTCCACAAACTTTCCATCAACAAAGACCCACTCTTTTGACTCCATAATACCTCTTACGAACGCATCTGGAGCAGACGGATCGGCAACGATGTCAGCTGCAGTGGACAGCATAAAATCGTCTTGAACAATTTGAACACCTTCGTTATTTGTTTGAAGGGAACCTAGTGCTCTGCTAGACACTCCAAGGTTTGCACCACCATCTAAAAGACCTCGTGCAATTTGACCCATTGGGGTTTCTAGAATCTTTGCTTTGCCGATGTAGTTAGTACCTTCTTTGCGCAAACTAACAATCATGTGAGATACACGATCCAAATTAATGGAAGGAGTATCTGGATGACCAAGTTCGCCATAAGCACGATTCTTTTCGACAGATTCTTTAATGTAACGACCTACTTCATTATCCATAACTGATTCTGGATACATACGACCATTACGATTTTTCAGTTCAGATTGAAGAAAAATTCCTTCAATAAAATATTCTTTTCCCTTGCCAAGTTTAGACTCAACAATAGTATTTGTTTGTTCGAAAACTTCTCTAATTAGTCTCATGATTATACCTTATCTGGAGAACCACTTAATGTGGTAGAAGCACCAACACGAGTTGGATCGTCATAAGCACCGTAAGTAGCATTCTCAACTTCAGTAGACCAACCAGCAATTTTACGGAGAACTAAGAAACCAGAAACATCTTTTGCAGCACCATTAGTAATAACGATGTTAGAAGTGTTGTCATTTGTTACTGGAATGCCCCACGCATTAAATTCAGCATAAGGAGCATTCTCTGGGGCGCATACAAGTACAATTTTACTGTTTCTTAGAATTGAGACTTTTGAACCAAGTTCGCCAACAATACTGTATTTAACAATATTAACAATCGGTGTATCACTGTTTCTTGCTTGAGTGTCTGCAGTTAAGTTGGCAATAGTAATAGTGCCAGACTCTGCAAGAGAAGATGTGAAGTGAATCACAGTTTCCTGATTGGTATTCTTTAATGTCGTGATAGTCATTGCCATCTTATTGTTCCTCTAATTTTGTAAGCACATGAAAGAAGTTCTCTTTTGACTCTCTCATATACTCAATAATTTCTGTTTGATTATCTAATAAGTTATTTAGGCGCACTTGGGTACGCTCGTCAATAGTTACAATTGACTCATCATTAAGAACATAGTGCAATTTACCCTCAACCAATCTGTCAAGTTTATTAAGAGAACGAATACCTTGAACAACTGGGTCTACACTAAACATGTGAGAAGAAGCAAGTTTTATATAATTTTCGATTAATGTATCGGTAACTTTGATATCGTGATATTCTTTAATAATATTTGCGACAGTATGTTCTGATAGTTCCTCGTATAAGTCTTTTGATACTTGTTCTTCTAACTGATGTGAAATATAGTCTTGTTTAATGTATTGTCTTGCTTCTTCTAAACTAGTAAATTCTGTTTCAATACCATTTATCAAAACCTTACCATCTTCAGTTCTTTCGATTAACTGAAGATAGGATCTGACGCTTTCAACGACATCAGATCGTTTTAGAGATTTTGTAAATTCGTAATAACGCATTACTCTTCTGCAGTAGGTTCAGCGACTGGTTCTTCTGCTTGCGCAAACATACTTTGTGCAACTGACTGACGCATGTCATCTAAACGAGCAGATAATTTTTCTGCCATTGCATTTGCAAATGCTTGTTCTGTCTCAAGTGCATCGCCAGCCTGAATTGCTTGGACTAAATTTTGTACTGTTTCACTCATAATATTCTCCTATTAATTTGGCCAAGTACCAGTTTTTAATTTGGTAACTTTCCCTTTACTTTGTTGTGTATCTTGTTCTGCTTCAGCATCAGCTTCTTGTTGATCTTGAGCACCTTGATCTTGCTGAGGTTGTGCAGCTTGTTGCTGTTGCATTACTTGTTGTTGCTGTTCAGCCTGTGCATCCATCGCTGGTTGCTGCATTGCCTGTTGAAGTTCTCCTTGAACAGTTGCTTGCTGAATCATGATATCCTGTTCTTTATTCATTTCTTTCTGGATGTTTTTAATTTCTTTATCATCCAAACGAAGAATGT